CCAGATACGCCGGACCCGTGTTCGTGAGGACGCCTGACGGGTGCGCGTACCAAGCCAACGTCACCGTGAGCAACATCGGCGGCGCGAGGCGCGACGCCGCGCTCGCCGTTCAGCTCGAGGCGACCGAAGTTGACCTCACCGACGAGTACCGAGCCCTGCTGCCCGACCGCGACGAAGAGGAACAGGAGCCCTAATGGACTGGTCCGCAGGGTATCACGCCACGTGGCGCGTCTTTCGCGTTGACCGCAGGACGTGGGCCGACGCGGAGCTCGTGGGCGGCGTGTCAGAGGTAGAGGTGGAGCGCACCTGCGACGAGGACGCGCCCCTCTTGGAGCGCGGGTCGATGATTGTCGATTCGGCAATCGGCGACGCATTCCAAGAGGGGTACTACCGAGTGGTCATGACGGCCACGCAGGGCAGCGAGTCCCGCCGCGTCGATGTCGCCACGCTGCTGTGCTGCTCCGTCGAGGGAGACGTGGACCGGCGCGTTGACACGCGCGAGGTCCTCGGGCGTTCGGTCCTCTATCCGGCGAGCGTCACGGAGCTCGAGACGGGCAGCTACGTGCCAGCGGGCGTCGATTGCGTGTCGTTCTGCGCCGAGCTGCTCCGCGCGAGCATCAACGCGCCAATCGTCACGGGCGGCTCGTTCGTGCTTGACGAGCATCTGGTGTTCGACGGAGGCACGACCGTCCTCGGGGCCGTCTGGAAGGTTCTGGACGCGGGCGGCTACGTCATCCAGATTGCGGGCGACGGCACCGTTTCGATTGGACCCAAGCCGACCGACCCAGCCCTCGTTCTTGATCGCGCCAACGCAAGGCTGCTGCACCCGACGATACACCACCAACTCGACTACTCCGAGGTGCCGAACCGCTACATAGCGAGCGACGGCAGCGACGAGGCGGTTGCGGTAAACGACGACCCAAGCTCCATGACATCAACGGTCACACGCGGATGGGTCCACGACGTTCGCGACGACTCGCCCACGAGGGTGAACGGCGAGACGCTGACGGCCTACGCGCAGCGGCGTCTGGAAGAGGAGTCGATGGTCTACGACGTGCGCACCTACACACGCGAGTGGTGGCCGAACATCTTCCCGTTCTCGGTCGTTCGCGGGTCGCTCACGAGCGTCGATTTGGACGGCGACCTCCGCGTGGTGTCGCAGACGCTCACGTGCGGGCTCGGAATCACGGTCGAGGAACAGTCCAGAAGGGAGACGTACACGTGGCGGAGAGCATAAGCAGCAGGGTCGCTTGGAAGCTGCGCAAGGTCATATCTGGCGGCTCTAGGGACGCGCCCTCGCGCACCGGCATCGCGACGGTCCAGCGCAGGGACGCGGACGGCACCGTTTGGGTGAGGTTTCCTGGTTCGAGCATCGACACCCCCGTGACGGGGGCCGTGGTCGCGAACGTGGCGGCTGGCGACACCATCTCCTACGACTTGAGCGGCGGGCGCGTGAGCGTCACCGGCAACGCGAGCGACCCGAGCGCCGGAAACCGCGATGTTGGTGCCGTTAGAAAGATTGCGACATTAGCCACCAATCTTGCCAAGGATGCCAAGGCAATCGCCGAAGCCACGGGCCAATACTTCTGGCACGACGACAATGGGGCGCACGTGAGCACGGAAGAAGGTAATCCCACTGGTTATCGCAACGCGCTATGGAACAGTCTGGGTATGCTCTTCCGCGCTGGTGCCACCAACCTGCTCGCCATCGTGGCAGGCAGCAACTCGGGCATCGACGTGTACGACGGCGACGGCAACACGTCCGACAACGTGGTTGCGAGCCTGCGAAAGAACGCATTGAAGCTTTGGAGCAGGGCGCAGGGCTACACGGCGCAGCTCGTGCTCACGGCCACCAGCCTAACGATGTATCTGGACGATTCGCCGGGCAGCGCAAAGACCGTGATGAAGCTTGCAACGTCAGGCTCCAAGATCGGTTCGGCGCTCACGGTGGATGACCCCAAGGACAGCGTTGGCAACGACATTAAAATCGGCAACCCCGACATGGTTACAAGCTCGTTTGACTCAACAAACGTAGCAGCAAGCACGAACAAGAGCATAGGTCACGTGAACCTTGGCGCTGGCGTGTGGGTTGTCGTTGCGCTCGTGGCTTTCCCGAACAACGCCACTGGCATCAGGCGTATCGGACTTTCCGACACCAACAACAGCATGCCGAGCACGGGTCCGGTAGTCCAGATGAACGCGTCGACGGCAGGGCCTACGCGCGTCTTTCTCACGTGGATTATCGACAACGGCAGCGCCACGGCAGGCTCGCCGTTCCTAAAGCCACCACTGTACCTCACGGCCTACCAGACAAGCGGTTCGACGCTCTCGTGCTCAGGGCACATCCGTGCCGTACACATCAGCTAGGGAGGCATCACATGCACAGATACACCACGCCCACGAAGACCATCCGCGTCGAGGGCGTGGACCTCACGCCGTACGACATGACGCTCAGCCTTCGTCAGCTAATCGGTCAGAGCAGCAACGCGCACGAGGTCGATATCGGTCTCAGCGACCTCACGGTGGAGACTGACGGGGACGACACGCTCGTGACCGTTACGCTCACGCAGGAGCAGACGGGCGGGTTCGTCGCGGGCACGGTCGAGGCACAGATTAACTACGGAGCTGGAACCGCACGCATGGCGACGGGCATATTCCAGCTCGAGATGCGCCGCAACCTACTCAACGGAAACGTAGAGTTCGCGACTGGCACCCCACCCGACACGTCGGACGAGGAGATTGCGGTCTCCATCGGCACGATGCCCCCAAAGGGCTCGATAACGTCCGATTACCTAGCGGATGGCGCTGTGACCACGCCGAAGATTGCAGGCGGGGCCGTAACGTCGGACAAGCTCGGCTCCGGCTCGGTCGGGACAACGGCCCTCGCGGGCCTATCCGTCACCACCGCGAAACTGGCCGACCTCTCGGTGACCACCGGCAAGCTCGCCAACAACGCCGTCACGGGCGCGAAGGTGGCGAGCGGCGCGATAGGCACGGCGCATCTCAGCAATAGCGCATACGTGGTGCTTGACGACGACGACATAGACGCGCTCTTCGACCAGTAAGGAGGCATCAGATGGACCAAGACACGGCAGTTCCCATCATCAATGCGATGATCGTGGCGCTCGGAGGGACACAGACTGCAACGACGGTCGTTCCCGCGCTGAACCAGCTCGCCGAGGTCATCGGCACGGTTGACCCCGAGGCCATCGAGGCGGCTGTGAACGCATGGCTGGACGAGCACCCCGAGGCCACAACGACCGTCGAGGACGGCGCAATCAACCGGCAGAAGCTCGCCGAGAGCATGTATGCGGTCCTCTCGCTCAGCGACATCGACAACCTGTTCTAAGGAGGCCACATGGCAGACTTTGAATGGCTCGCCCCTGGCGGGCACCAGCGGCTCGTGGACAACGTGGTAGGGCTGCTCGCCGAAAAGCCCGACAGCGACGCCCTCTCCCCCATGCTCACCGCAGGCGCGGCGCTCGGCATCACTGGCGACGGCCCCACCGACAGCTCCGCATGGCTCCAGCGCGTCAGCACGGCAGACGGGCCGACCACCATCCGCAGCATCCACGGCAACACCGTCGTGGAGAGCGGAGCGCTCGTGCCCGTGCAGATGGAGGGCATCGAGAGCACGGGGTTCAACGCGTGGGACGAGGAGTGGGAGCTGGGGTCGTACAACACCACGAACGGCGAGAAGGCCGCAGCCACCACGCGTATCCGCTGCAAGAACCCCATTCCTGTGTTCCCCGATACGGACTACTACCTTAACTTCGGCAGCTACAGCCTAGGGTCGCATGGGCTGGACATTTGCTTCTACGACGCAAACGGTGACTTCCTCTCCTTCTTGCGCAAGTGGTCGGCGAGTCTCACCACACCCACTGGCGCATACTACATGACGTGGAGCACCCAGCCCGCCTACGGCACCACCTACAACCACGACATCTGCATCAACCTCAGCGACCCGACCCGCAACGGCACCTACGAGCCGTACTGGCGCAGCGAGCGCACCATTCCCGCATCGACCTACTTCCCTGACGGCCTGCGCTCTGCTGGCACGGTCTACGACGAGCTGCGGGCGGACGCTGCGGTGCCGCGGGTGGGGGCGGTGGACCTCGGGACGCTTAGCTGGGAGAAGTATGACCTGTCAGGCACAGCCATGTTCAGGTCATACGGCATCACGAACATCAAGCCGGCCGTAGTCGCATGGACGGCGGCAAACGTCCTATCGGCGCAGTACCCCACCTATGGGTCGGAAGGCGTTGCCAGCCACGATAAGGGCGTGGCAGTATCGCAGGGTGCGCACACTATCTATCTGCGCGATTCGTCGTTCGACAGTCTGACCGCAAACGAGGTAAAGACGGCGCTCAGTGGCGTATATCTCTTCTATGAACTCGACACTGTAATCACCGTCCCCATCGACCCTCCGTTGCCCCTGTCCTACCGCACAGGCGCGGGCGGCACGGAGCGCGTCATGGTGCCCACGGGCGAAACCAGCGCACCGCCCACCATCGTCACGGCGCAGGGCTACACGGCGGAGAGCCTACGCGACGCGGCGCTTTCGGCCATCGCTCCCGTGGAGAACGGCACCGCGTCCACCAACTACGCAGCGGGTTCCTACCTCGTCCACGGCGGGCAGCTCTGCAAGGTCACCACGGCCATCGCCACGGGCGAGGCCATCGCAATCGGCACGAACGTCACGGCCACAACGGTCATGGCGGAGGTTATCGCGCTCATCGCGCAGTAAGGAGCAAGTATGTACATCGTCATCGAAATGCAGAATGGCACCATTGGCGGCAACACGTGGGCCTACGAGGACCGAGCCAGCGCCGAGGTCAAGGAGTATCAGGTCTTGTCCGAGGTCGTGAAGTCGCCCGTCGCCACCCACACGGTCATGCTGGTGACCGACGAAGGCTTCGTCCTCGACTGCAAGTGCTACAAGCACGACGCGCAGCCCGAGCCTGAGCCTGAGCAGGGCGAGTAACCCATGTGGGAGCTGGCGCTCCCCGCCGCCATTACCGCGATAGTCGGCTGGATGGTCAAGTCATTGCTCGACGCAGTGCGCGACTATGCAGCCGACTCGCACAGGTGGCGGATGGGGCTGGACGCGAAGATAGACACGATCATGGGCGCGACCCAGACCACCATGCGAGCGAACCTCATCCACACATACGAGAAGTACGCGGACCGTGGCTGGCTCACGCCCGAGGAACGCGCCAGTTGGTGCGACATGCACGACAAGTACTCGGCGATGGGCTTCAACGGCCTAATTGACGGATACAGGCACAAGCTGGACCAGCTACCGGACCGCGAAATCTAGTGGAGGAACCATGACGAAGGAATTCTGGCGGGCCGCTGGCATCCGCGCCCTGCGCACGATGGCGCAGACGGCGGTGGCCATGCTGCCTGCAGCTGCGACCATCGCGGACGTTAACTGGCTGACCGTGGCGAGCACCGCCGCATTGGCTGGCGTCACGTCCGTGCTCACGTCCATCGCAACGGGTCTGCCGGAGGTGTAGCCCATGACAATGGTCTCCAATTGCTCGGGCACCGAGTACGGAGGGGCCACGGGCGGCGCTGCTGGCGACCAGACGGGCGGCGAGGTCGTAGTCCGTCCGTGGTACGACTTCGGCCAGAACGCGGTGTACCGCCACCCCGACCCGCAGGTGCGGGCGCTGCTGGCAAGGCTGGCCACCGAGACGGCGCAGAACGACCACGTGGGCTACGACCAGAACGGGCGCTTGTCCTTCCGCGACTGCCTGCGGCGCGTCAACTACGACCCCACGGCCATCAAGACCAACTGCGAGACGGACTGCTCGGCATGCACGAGCGCCCTCATCGAAGCGGTGGGCGCTTTGCTTGGCATCCAGAAGCTGTACGACTTCGACAGCACGCTTTCCACGTACTACATGGACGGCCCGCTGCAAGCCGCAGGGTTCCAGAAGCTCACGGGCAGCAAGTACACGCGCAGCGGGGACTACCTGCTCGCGGGCGATATCTCGCTCGACCCAGGGCACCACGTCAACATCGCCGTGACCAACGGCAGCAAGTCGGGCGGAGGGGAGTGGTTCGCCGTGACGCAGACCATAACGTTCAAGAGCAAGAGCCGCGTGCACACGCAGCCCAAGGTCAGCAGCAAGACCACGTACACCTACCAGCCGGGCGAATCCGTCACCATCGACGGCCTGCTCATCGCGGAGGGTTACACGTGGGGCACGTATCTCGGCGCGTCCAGCGGCTCGCGTCGCTACGTCATCCTCGGAAGTGCAGAGAGAATCGAGAAGTGATGAGCAACTGGCCGTACAGCCAGCGCGAGCACGACGAGGCCGCAAACGTGGGCGGAATCATGCTTCTGCTCGCGTTCGTGCCGCTCGTCATCGCGCTCGTCGCGGCGATATGGACGCAGGTGGTCCAATGAGGGACCGCAAGCGAGACCTATGTCCCAGATGTCATGGCCTGTTCGGGATCGACCCCTACTCGGACAGGACCGTACGCGGCGGGACATGGTACGTCGCGAGGTGTCACAACTGCGGGCACGTCGAGGACGTGTTCGTGCCGAGACGTAGTAAGATGAAGAAGCAGGCGGACTAGTCCGCGCTGTATTGGCCCCACCACGGGGGTTGGCGAACATGCAGCCCGAAAACGCATGTTGCGAGGCAGCGTGGTACAATGCCTCAGTGATGACACGCGCCATGGAGCGTGCCAAACGCGGGGTTCCAGTCGTGGACGCATGGTTGGAACGCCGCGTTTCTTTTTTACAGTGACACATCAAAGTTGAAACGAACACCGTGTCCCTAGCGCGTCCCTATTTGCGCAAAACATGCCACACATGGGAAACATGGAATGTATATTGCGAGGTATGAGACGTGTTGCAACTGACGATAAGCAACTGGTAAAATAACTCCGTATAGCGCGGTCAACATAATCGCAGCTAGAATGGCTGCATAATCTCCGCGCGTCCTTAGATGTCCCAGAGGGCGTCATATCGGCACGCCGCGTACGCCTCTGCCACGGACTCCGCCAGCATCTCCGGCGTCGGTCGGTCGTAATACTGCCCCGTGACTCCCTTCGACTGGTGGCCCATGAGCGGCTCGACCACCCACGGTGGGAGCTTCATGACCCATCGCATGTTCGTCTCGTAGCTGTTCCGCAGGTTGCGGTAAGGGTGCGCCAGACCGTCAGGCAGCGCCGCGCACGTACGCGCCCACTCCCTCGTGAGTCTCGTCTGCGTGTTCGGGTTGCCCATGCCGTCGCCGGATAGCCATGTGGAGCCCTCAGACAGCTCTAGGAGCCTTTTGCCGACCACCCCCGCCACCGGCACCACCCGCTCGCTCTGCGGGTTCTTGAGGCGCTCCGTGACGCTCGTGCCACGGTTCGGCATCTGCCTCTTGACGGGCACCATCGCGCACCCGCGATGCTCGTACACCTCGTCGGCGCGGACGCCGAGCGACTCGCCGACCCTCAGCCCCGCGAACGCCGCGAGGAGGAACGCGCCTTCGTGCCACTGGCCGCGCACGAAACACCAGACATCATGAAGCTGGTCGTACGTCCATATCCCCTTGTCCCTAGACTGTACGGTCCTTCTTGACGGCATCAGGTAGCGCTCCCTGAACGGGTTGGTATCGATCACGCCGTATCGAACCGCGTAGTCGAGCGTCGGGCGCAGCACGCTCATGGCGTCGCTCGCCTGTGACGCCCCCATGCCGTCGAGCCACTGCTGCACCCCAAGCGGCTTCACGGAGTCGCACGGCACGTCAGCCCACCTCGGCGACACGTGGGCCGACCACATGCTCTCGTACTGCTGCAGGGACTTCGGCGCAAGGTCGCCGTCCTCCACGCGCCGCTCGTAGGCAGGATGCGCCCACCGCTCCCACACCTGCCCCACAGTCGGGCATGGTGCCTCGTCGGAGTGGTCGAGCATCAGCTCGGCGCGTCTCTTCTCTGCGTCCCTGCGCGTCCCCCTCACGGTGCAGGACCGCCGCCTGTACTCCCCCGACGAATCCTTGCCCCAATAGCGGATTCGGTAGCGCCTACCGCGCTCGACCTCCGTGATGGAGCCCCATTCGTCCCTCATTCGTCTGCGTGACATGGTAGAATCCCTTTTTTCGGGTTATTGCTCGACAAGAGCCTTTGCGACGGCAATGACCGCTTGTTTGCCGTCTTGGGTCAAAGAGCGGTAGAGCTGGACGAGGGTTTCTTCGTCGGCTGATAAGTTGTCGTGAATTGGTTCTGCGAACTGCGACCCGAACACCGTGTCGGTGGTCACTCCGAAGTATTCGGCTATCTTGATGCCCATTGCACCTGTTGGGTTTCTCTTTCCCTGCTCCCAACTACGGTACCTGTCAAGCTTTACGCCTAGGTCATGAGCCACCTGCGCCTGCGTTTTTCTTGACGCAACTCTGAGCGCTTTAATGTTATTCGCGCACATGATGACCTCCTGACGAGTAACTCCATGTCAGGAGGGTAGCACATTTTGTCCAACTTTTTCAAACATTCTGCTTGCATAGTCGGACAATATGCGCTACTCTTTCAAACGTGGTGGGACAATATGTACCACATGTAAGTACGGAGGTCGCATGATTAATACTATCGCATCCGAGCGCACACGCATGGGACTTTCTCAGTCCCAGCTCGCCGAAAAGCTCGGCAAGGGTCGCGCAACCATCGCCAAGTGGGAGTCTGACCCCTTCTCCATCTCTGGCACCAATCTCTGCAAGCTGTCCAACTTCTTTGGTTGCTCGATTGACTACATCCTCGGCATCAGCGACGAGCGTATGCCGAACGGGGTGACCAACAATGCCTAGCGGCGACCGCCTCAAGACCGTCTGGAGGAACATGCTCCAGCGTTGCTATCGCACCAGTGGCAAGAACTACCACTACTATGCCGAGCGTGGCATCGGCGTGTGTAGCGAGTGGCGTAACTACGAATCGTTCCGCGCATGGGCAATCGAAAGTGGCTACGACTACGACGCGGCGTACGGAGAGTGCACGCTCGACCGTATCGACGTCAACGGCGACTACACGCCTGACAACTGCCGCTGGGTGGACATCGCCACGCAGAACAAAAACCGTAGGCCGTACACGACGAGCAAGGAGCACCACAAGCGCATCCCGCCCGAGGCTGGGCAGCATATGACCACGAACGAGCTTGTGAGCCATCGTCTGTACGACTGGATGGTCTCCTGCGGAGCAACCTTGGTCAGCGTAGCGAAGGCTATTGGCATCAGTCCAAACAGTCTCGCCAAGAAGATTCAATGCACGAGTAAGTGGCGCTACGACGAGGTGATCGCTGTCTCCGAACTTACTGGCTGCTCGCTTAACGAGCTCGCTGGCATGTCATAGAACGGGTCACCCGCATCGTTGCGGGTTTCCCGTCGAAGGGTGGATTGGCTGTCCCCATCTTTCAACGTCTGGACGAATGACTTGAAGCTCCCTCCCTCAGAACCAAGCCAATCCATCCTCCGCTGGGAAGCCAGCAACCGCAAGGACCGCACCCAAGCGCTTACCACGTACATGTGCCACGACGCGAGGGTA